GTCCAATCACCGTTAAGCTGAAAACTGCTATCACTGATAAGACTATCGGCATTTCTGCCGCTGGTGAATTTGGTGCGGTTGATTCAACCTACTTCGAAGCAGAGAACGTCAAAGCTCTGAAATACCCTGCTGCTGCTGGTGATGTAATTCCAGTTTATGTGGCTGTTGCACTCCCAAAGCCGTAACGCCACCTGCTCCAGTTCCAACCATTACCGCCGTTCGTGCAGCTATTCCAGATGTAACTGGCACTGCTGGTGGTACGATTGCTGCTGACAAGCTGTTCACCATTACGGACGCCGCTGCAACTGACTTCACTTACGCCTCAGACACTTCTGGCGTAACTGTTTCTGCTGCTGGCGTTGTTACTGTTGCTGCTGGCACTGCCGCCAAATCTGGTGTCAAGGTTACTGCAACTGGTAAATCTGGTGGCGCTACTGATGGTCTGTCTGCAAACAAGACCTTCAATATCGTGTAATTTAGTGGCGTAGCAAGAGGCTGCGCCCACATGGAATAAAACAATGCCAAAGATGATTAAACTGGCAGACGGTTCTGAATTTGAACTGCGTGATGCCATTGTCCGTATTCAGGACGCTGACCCAACTCGTCTGAGTGACGACGATGCTGTGTTCTTCCAGCGTCAACTTGAGTTCATTGAAGCTCAAACTTACGATACCCTGTATCCTGACTTGGAAGCGCGTGACGCTTTCGGCACCGATACAACTGGCGGCGCTGGTATTAACACGCTGACCTATCGTTCCTACAACCATGTAGGTAAAGCACAAGTAATCAACGCTCGTGCAACCGACCTGCCGAAATCAAGCATTTCCGGCATTGAAGTTTCTATCGGTGTTAAATCTGTAGGTACTGCATTCGATTATGACATCGATGAAGTTGCCTCTGCTGCCGTAACTGGTCTGCCGCTGGAAACTCGCAAAGCGAATGCTGCTGTTCGTGGTTATGAGCAGTATGTCAACGCAACCGCTTGGTACGGCGATGCTGCGAATGGTTTCGTTGGTTTCTTCGATAACCCTGACATCACTCGCGCAACTGTCGCTGCTGGCGCAACCAGTGGCAAAGTTAAATGGCGTGAGAAGCAGCCGTCAGAAGTTATTGCTGACCTTACTGCTGCTGTCAACGCAATGTACAGCTCCACTCTGAAAATCATGAGTCCAGAAGAAATCTGGATGAACGTTGAAAACGAGCAGTGGCTGTTCTCAACTCCACGTTCCGACCAGTCTGATATGTCAATCGGTACTTGGTTCGTGGCGAACAACAGCTTCATTAAGTCTCGCGATAAAATCAAAGGTCTGAACGCTGTTAAAGGTCATGGCGACTCTGGCTCTGAGTGCTTCATCGTTGTATGTCGCTCAGCGCAGGGCAACAAGACCTTCCGTCTGCGTGAACCTCTGGCTCTGACTTGGCAGCCAGTGCAGCTTCATGGTCTGATTTACGAAGTTCCTGGCCGTGGCCGCTTCGCAGGTTTCCAGACTATGTACCCTGCAGCAATCTCCATTAACTCCGGTATTTAATGGATGTCGGGAGGATGAAATACTCCTCCCAAAACTTATTCGAATAAGAGAACAAGATGCAGCTCAAGAATAACGAATCACGAAATCGCCAATTCTATTTCTATAAGAAAACTGCTGGTAGCAAAACTCCGTCTCTGGAAGTTCTGCATATTCCAGGCGGTGCAACTGTGGAAATTGAAGATGAAATCTTCGAGGCGATTTGCAGTGGCAAAACTACAGTAAGCGTCATGGAAGAGCGTATGGTTCCTCTTGATAAGGACAACATCGGTGCTCAAATGAAAACCGATGGTGAAATCCTTATGATTAAGGAATACTACGACACTGGCCGCACTAAAGAAGTTAACTTGGTTAAGGAATTAATCAAGGAAGGCAAACTTGCTGTAACCGAGCGTCCTCACGTTAAGATGGAAACCATTGATGCATTCCTGAATGCTCAGGGTATTTCTGTCAAAGACATGCCAGAAGACGCAAAACTGGCTCTCTACGATAAGCTGGCATAATGATTACACTAGCCGAACTGGTGAAGCGTTATCCTGCAATGGCAAACATGTCCCAAGATAGTTTCGACACTCACACAAGTGATGCGAAGCTAATTATGGGTACGGATGAAACTCGTTGGTTAGGCTGGTATAATCCGGCAATGGCAGCTTTGATTGCTCACATGTCTGTGTTAACAGATGATGCGATGCCTGGCGAAGCTCCGTTGCCTGCTCTTCCTGTATCTCGTACAGATGTTGACGATGTACAGGTTGAGTTCAGCGACCGAATGATTTCAGAAATTCCGTACATCGAAGCTTCATGGCATTCAACTATCTACGGACAGCAGTATGTTATGTGGCGTCGAATGGCCTTTGCAGGTCCGAGGGTGGCGTAATGATTAAGCAGCGCCATGCCTTTAATAGATACACCACAGCTCGACACACCATCGAGCTATATGTTGACGGGCATTTCGACGGATTGAATAATTGGATTCCCGGCGGTTATGCTCCAGCCAAACCTTTCTCGTGCACTCCTATCGCTTATGGCGACCGAGATTCTGGCGTAGCTGGACAAACCTTAAAGCCAACGGATATTGGCGAACGTCAACCAGCACTCATGCAAGTGCATTCCGTAACAGAAATGCCGATGAAGTCTATCCTTACCATCTATGGATTCCGATACAAGGTTGTATCAATTTCCGACTACACGGATGCCGGATTCTATAAAGTAGTTGCGGCTAAAGAGTTGGAGAAATAACATGGATGTAAGACAAGTTGAAATGCAAGCAATGAAGGAAATTGTCGACGTTTGCGTTGGCATTCCTTTGTTCACATATGAAATGCAAGTTGCAGATGCTCCTCGACCGTCGGGTGAATATGCAGCAGTTAAATGCCTTTCATCAATGAATCCCGGATTCGATGAAACACGGACTGTTACCATTGGTGGCGTTGAGTATTTCCGCACTCGTGGTATTCGAATCCTAACCTTTGCCATTTTGTTCTCCCGTGTTGGAGACGAATATATGAAGTTCGATAACTCGTTTTATCGTCCTGATGTATTGGCAAAACTCAGCCAAGTAAAATTCGCTGCAATGGGTAAAACTCCACTCGACCTTGCATCACTCACATTGGAAACCAACTGGGAATTTCGTCAAGGAATTAAGATGCAATTCAATGTTCTTAGGGAAGATTTAGCTCCTGTTGGAATCATGGACGATGCAATCGTTGGTGGCAAGTTTATTGATGGCGATAAAGTCATCACAATCAAGGGAACGTAAATGTCAATTCCTATTTCCGATATTATTCAGGTTAACATTGCTGTTGCTCCCAACGCAGTGGCTACCGATGGTTTCGGTCCAATGCTCTTTCTGAGCAAAGAGTTTGTTCCAACTGGTAGCGCATTACCTGTTCTCACTTTCACAAGTCTGAAAGAAGTTCAGGACCAATTCCCTACCGGCGAGATTTCCAAAGCTGCGACTGCTTGGTATTCTCAGAAACCACAACCGAAAACTTTCTGTGTTGGTGCTCTCACAACTACCACCACAACCAACCCAACTCCAGCAACTCTTTCTGCTGCAACTGCTGTAATTGCAGATATCAAAGCTATTACTGATGGTGCAATGACTGTCATGGTTGACGGCGTTAGTAAGTCTGTTAGTGCTATGGACTTCTCCGCTGCTGCTGATTTCGGCGCTGTTGTAACCCAGCTGAACTCCGAGTTCTCTGCAAACAACATCGGCCTGACTGCATCACAGACTTCAGGCAAGTTTGTCCTTACCACTGCATCAACTGGTACGTCTGCATCTGTCATGAATGCTACTGGCAATCTGGCAACTGCACTGAAGCTGACAACTGCACTCAATGCTGTGGCAGTTCCTGGTGCAGCAGGTAAATCTGTTCAAGACGACCTTGCCAAAATCATGGACACTGGCGTCTACTTCTTCTTCGTTGGTGTTGAAGCTGCGCAGCGTGCAACTGATGTTCAGACTCAGATTGCTAAGTGGGCTGAAGCAAATGGTAAAGTGTTTGGTTGGGAAGATTCAGATGCTAAGATTCTGACTCTTGGTGATACCACTAACAGTTTCTATCAGGCGAAGACTCTGAACCTGCGTAACACCCTGTGTGTTTACGATGCGTCCCAGAACAGCGACGAATATCCAGCTGTATCTATTCTTGGTCGTGCTGCAACTGTGAACTTCAACGTTGCAAACTCCGTGCTGATTCTGGCATACAAGAAAGGTCCAAGCATTACCACTGCGAATCTGTCCTCTGGTCAGAAGAGTGCTCTGGAATCTTACAACGGCAACGCATTCATTGATGTTGGCGGCAACGTAATGTTCTGGAACGGCAAAATGGCCGATGGTACTTGGTTCGATACCGTTCAGGGTGTTGAGTGGCTGACTCAGAAAGTACGTAACAACGTATTCAATCTGTTCTACACTTCCACCACCAAGATTCCTTGGACTGATACTGGTGTTGCTCTGGTTAACCAGCAAGTAACTCTGGCTCTGGAACTGGCCCGCACTAACGGACTCATTGCCCCAGGCTATGACAACGAAGGTGTCTTCTATCCCGATGGATACAAAGTCATTTCCACTGACCTGTCTCTGCTGCAATCGCAGAAGGGTGCTCGAATTTGGGAAGGCACTTCATTCATTGCTATCGGTAGTGGCGCACTTCAGGGTGCAGTCATTAGCGGTACTTTCGTTCAATAAGGAAAGCGATAAGTGAAGCAATATTCCTTTTATAACACCGACCTCATTATCGATGGTCAGCGTGTTGATGGTTTTACCGCTGGTCAGGCGGTAATTACCGCACGTCGTAACGTGCCTCAGCATCTTCCTGTTATGGATGCATACGGTAAACTTGCTGTTGCTACAACGGCAGACCAGTCTGGTACATTTACGTTCCCACTTCTGCAAACCGCAGACTGGAACGAAATCCTGTACGAGAAAGCTCAGCTTACTCAGGCAACTGGTCTGTCAGGCAACAAGTCACTGTGGCAACCAATGCAGATTCAGCTCGTCGATAAGATGGGCGATGTGCTGGTGAACGGTGTGAACGGCTGCATCTTGCAGCAACCTGCAATTGTTCGTGGTATTTCCTTTACCTCAAACATGTGGGCAATCTACGTTGAGCGCATGCAGTTTAAGACTGGTTCTTATCCTGAGATTGGCGTTTAACCTTTAGTGTGAGAATCTTATGGCTTGCGAGTTAATCCAGCGTGAGTTCTCAACTAAAGAAGGTACAGAAGTAACGGTTGGCTGCCGACAGTTGGCAGCCTCCAAAGCTCTTGACCTTCACGTTGAACTCATTGGCGCTATCGGGGATGCAATGTTCCCGTTCGTAGAAAACAAATTCAACTTTGCTGATATCATTTACATGATGCAGCGAGGAAAGGATTCCAGCCTTGCAGAACTGGTCAAGCGCATTGTGTGCATGGCTACTCTGGATGGTGTAGAAGTTAAACCTCAAACGTTTGACTTCAAATACAGCAACGATTTAATGCTCGTGCATAAAGTCTTTGCGTTTGTTCTCGAAGTTAACTTCTTGGATTTTTTCAAAGAAGGGCTCGAAATCAACGCACAGAGACGATTGGAGGCGGAGGAAGCATCCAAGCTGGCAGAGCAGAAGAATTCGAGTCCGGAGAAGACCTAACAGTTCTGTTCCCGGATATAAAATACTTCCTGCATCGACCTGTAATAGAGGACAGTTCTCTTTGTCGTTTACATGAACTACAAGATGGAACCTACTCTATTATAGATTTGTTGACCTTCCACGACATTCTTGACTTGCGCAAGAAACTACAACCAGTAGAAGAAGATAACAATGTCTAAAAGTTTGAAACAATTGATGGGTATGTCCGAAGCAGAATTAATTGCTATGGGCTCCAGTCATGGTTTAACCTTCCACGCTGGTATGAAGAAAAGTCACATGGCTAGTCAGCTGAGTCAATTGGCTGCATCTGGCTGGATGGAAGAAAACCAGCATTTGATGTCAGGAGTAGCAGAGTCACCATTCGAAAGCGGCATGATGTTTGAGGGTGGTGATTTAATCTCTGATGCTGCACACGTAGCACAAATGCTTTCGAGTGCCGGATACACTGAAACTTTCCACGCAGCAATGAACGGACCTTCTCACCATGTAGAAGCTGTCCATGCCTATTTGGGGCAACTTGGTGTTTCATCCGATGAAGTTTGGATGCATATGCCAAAAGCAAATCCAAATGAAACCGCTCGCCATTTTGGTAGTTTAAATAACTACATGCGCGATACATTACTTGGGCATCAAGATTTAATGCCTGAGTTGTCGGGCCACTATGCTGGTAACTTCATGGATGAATTCTCCACCAACCAGGGTGGTGTTCAACAATCTTATGAATACCTGTCTCACATGTATGTGGACAGAAACCGCTATGCCTCGAAAGAATCCTATGAGCATGACCTACGAACTGTAACCACAAGATTGCAATCCCAAATGGGAAGCAAGTTCTCTGAAGTTGCGTTCTCCTCTGCAATGGGTTCTCCAACTTCTTATATCGAAGCGTTGCCGCAACTTGGCGACCCTTCCATTACTAAAGGTATTCTCCATGCTCGTCAACCTTTGAATGCATCTGGTCTTCCATATGGTTCATTTGGTCACGGCATCAATGAAGAATATTCTTTATCTGCTTCTCTTACTGGTCGTCCAGGCTGGTCAGATGAGAGCAAATCAATTTATCAAAACGTTTCTGAGACGGCCAAATCTTTGGCGCGTGTTTACTCTGGTGATACCGGACTAAATCCACGTCGTCATGAAACCTCTGAACGAGATATGATTCTCGATTCGGCTTCTCGATATGCCGATGTAACTGATGTACGCCACGGTTATGAAAACCTGAGACGTGATGTTGGTGACGAACCTCGTTACTCTGGCGCTGCAATTAAAGCGGTTTTAGAAAATGCCAATGACTACAATGAGGCCGAGGCTTCTTCAACATTTGACCCTGTTGCTCGCATTCGTAACGTGCTTAGTGATTCTGGCCAACCAAGCATTGCTCAAGTTGGTAGTTCGTTTACAGCTGACTTCAGTCCTGCAACATACTCGAATCCCGCAGTCGAACGTCGAGAAGCAAAAAGAATTGCAGACCTTGATGCGGCTCATGCAAATTTCCGCGATGTTGCTGATTATGGTACTGGTCGAGGCTCTGCTTCGGGACCACAGTTTCATTCAGCTTTCGAGCAGGGCACTCCAGAATGGTTGGCATTCCGTGAGCAATATGATATCACAGGCTCTACAGTTGGCTCGTATTTAGGTCATAACCGGTATACAAACCCAATCAAAGAAATGTCTGACAAGTTAGGATTCCGTGGCGAAATGCGACAGAATGCTGACATGGCTCGTGGGCATGAGCTTGAGCCTATTGCTCGTGCTCGTGTTGCAGCACAATTTGGTTTTGACATTGGCGAAACTGGTGCAATCACCAATCCAGACTATCCTCGGATGATGTACTCGCCTGATGGATTAATTGGAAATGATGCATTGTGGGAGCATAAAGCTCCTCGCAAGTTCTTTGATTTAAATGACCATCAAGACTACATTGACCAAGTTCAACTTGGGATGCACTTGTCTGGTCGTAGTCGTACGCTGTTCTCTCAAACTGTTGGCAACGAAACTCGTTCACAGTGGTTAGAGAAAGACCCTGACTGGTTTGACCGCAACCAAGATAAGTTGATGTCAACTCTTGGGCGCATGGATGCAGGTCGTCGATTCCAGTTAGATAACGCCCACTTATCAGATGATGATATGAAAGCTGGTGTTCGTCAGACAATGACGGGCGAAGGTATTTGGGGCTTCCAAACAAACAAAACTGGAAACGATTACTACACTGCTGGTCGTCGTGGTATGTCTCGATTCTCTGCTACGGCTGGAACTGAGAATGACCCATTCCTTTCTGGTGGCCGAAACTCCTATGAGCAATCT